GGGTTTCACAAGGATGGCAGTGTCCAATATGTGGAAGAGTATATTCTCCAATAACACCGATGTGTTATTATTGTGGTGGAGAACAAAAAACTATAACATATACAACAAGTGCTGAAAATGTAGAGGTAGCTAAAATGAATAGTCATGCTCCGATACATCCACAGCAACAGATAGGAGAATAATATGATTAGTGCAGAAGATTATATTGGGCATATAAAATGTCTTAATGAATGGACAAAAGCATATGATGAAGGTCATCCTATGGTTTCAGATAAACAGTGGGATGATTGGTATTTTGAAGTTCAAGAATATGAAATGAATTATCCAGAATGTATATGGGAAGAATCACCTACTCAAAAGATAAATTATCAAGTAGTAAATGAACTTAAAAAAGTTAATCATAATCATCCAATGTTATCACTTAATAAAACAAAAGATATAGAAGAAGTTAAATCTTTTGCTGGTGATAAAGTATGTATTGCTATGGCTAAAATGGATGGTTTAACTTGTTCCTTACATTATGAGGGCGGGAAGCTGGTTTCCGCAGAAACGAGAGGAAATGGTGAGGTCGGAGAAGATATAACTCATAATGCTATGGTAATTCCTTCTATTCCTAAAAGAATAAGATACGAGGAACCTCTTACTGTTGATGGAGAAATAATTTGTACTTATGTTGATTTTCATAATTGGTGCCATGATTATAAAAATCCTCGTAATTTTGCAGCGGGCAGTATTAGACTCCTTGATTCAAAAGAATGTAAAGAAAGAGATTTGACTTTTATAGCTTGGGATATAATTAATACAATTCAAAATATGTCTGATAAATTACAGCTTTTACAATCTTATAATTTTAAAATTGTTCCATATCTTCATTATTCAAAATGTTTTAATTTAGAAAGCATAATAGAAAAAATAAAAGATGAGAGTGTTAATTTAAGCTATCCTATTGATGGTATTGTAATAAAATATAATAAGATAGATGATTATGTTGCAGCTGGAATGACAGACCATCATTTCAAAGGTGGACTTGCTTATAAGTTTTATGATGAGGAATATGAAACAAGATTAAAATGGATTGAATGGAGTATGGGTAGAACAGGTGTACTGACTCCTGTAGCTATATTTGAACCTATTGATATTGATGGTTCAACAGTAGAAAGAGCAAGTTTACATAATGTAAGTGTTATGCGTGAAACGCTTGGAGAAAAGCCTTTTCAAGGTCAAAAACTAAAAGTTGCAAAAATGAATATGATAATACCGCAAATAGTTTGGGCTGAGAGGTAAATATATGTTGTTAAAGAAGATTAAACAAAAAATATTAAAAAATAAATATAATAAAGCAAAAGAGTTATATATTATAGGAAGATGGGCGCACTGGGGTGTATTATCTGCAAAATATGCTAATAAAATTGATGAAGAAGGAAATCCTTTAACCATTCACTATACTGACCATAATGGGCTATACGAACAATATTATATTGGACCATGGTACACAGAAACTACAGGACATGTAATAGGATATTCTTTTAATAGAAAGCAAGCAGAAAATATAGCTCATATAATGGAGGTATATAATGGATAGAATTTATTTAGAAATACCAAACAAATGCCCTGTTTGTGGCGAAGATACAAAAATTATAACTTCTAATAATGGAGTTGAAAATCTTGTATGCACAAATCCACAGTGTGGAGGTAAACTTATAAATAAACTCGACCATTTCTGTGGAAAGAAAGGTCTTGATATTAAAGGACTTTCAGAAAAAACTCTTGAAAAACTCATAAATTGGGAATGGGTTAATAACATATCAGATATTCCTAAATTAAAGGAACATAGACAAGAATGGATAAATAAAGATGGTTTTGGTCAAGCTTCAGTAGATAAAATACTTAAAGCTATTGATGATACACTTGCGGAAGCACCTTTACACGCATTTATATCAGGATTAGGTATCCCTCTGATCGGCTCCCGCGTGGCTAAACAGATTTGTGAAAAAGTTGAAACATGGAAAGAGTTTAGAGATTTAATACACGAAGATTTTGACTTTACAGAATGGAATGGGTTTGGTCCAGAGATGAATCGCGCACTTCACGATTTTAATTATGATGAAGCTGATGCACTTGTAGAGTATATAACATTTAAGCCTAATGAGCATCAGGACAATAGTGTTAAATCTATAAGCTACAATTTTGTAATAACAGGAAAACTCCAAAATTTTAAAAATAGACAAGAATTAGTTGATATAATTGAAGCGGCGGGCGGAAAAGTATCTAGTTCTGTTTCGTCAAAAACTGATTATCTTGTTAATAATGATATAAATTCAACATCTTCAAAAAATAAAAAAGCTAAAGAATTAAATATTCCTATTATAACGGAAACTAAATTAATGGAGATATTAAAAAATGAGTAAGATATGGAGAAAAGATATAGAAAATTGTCCAATTAATAAAAGAATACATTTTTTATGTGACTATTCCGGAACAGGAAATCTACATGAAATAGTTGGAACTTTAGCTATTAATCCTTATAATGGCACGGTCACTCGTGGGCTGTGTCTAGAAGGTAACCCAGAAATATTTTATAGGTCTGCTATTATAGCATGGGCAACTTATGTTACAGATGAAGAAGCGGAGGCTTTGTTTTAATGAATAGAAAAGAAAGAAGAGCATTTAAAAAGAAACTAGGAAAAGAACTCGGACCAAGAGCAGATAGAATTATAAGTTACCACAAACAATATGAAGGTGTTGATGATAAAAAATTGGAAGAACTTGTTCTGGAAGAAACAAAGAACTTAAGTTTTGGTCAACTGATGTTGTTAATGGAATATATAGATAACACCATTGCACCCAAATAGTTGAAAATTATGAAAAATTTTCGTATAATATATATATAAAATAAAGGTGTTACAAATACATACTTTATATTATAATAAAAATACAATAAAAAATTTTTTAAGGAGAAAAGTTTAATGAAAGAGAACACAAAGACAGTATTTAATTATCTTAAGGAGCATGATGGAGAGAAGATTATCGCAGCTGATATTGCTGAGGCAACAGGTCTTCCAATTAAGTCAGTTAACGGTATTGTAACAGCAGCTCTTTGCCGCAAGGGTAAGGATTATGCTGAGAGAATTCCTGGTGCTATCGAAGTTCAGGATGAAGAAGGACATGTTATGCCAAAGGCAGTTAAGTTTATCCAGCTTACAGACAAGGGACGTGAGTCAACAGTTGAGTCTATCGAGGCTGAGGAACTTGCAGCAGCTCAGGCTAAGCTTGCAGCTAAGAACGCTGAGTAATTTAAAAAGTTACAATTAAATAACAAATAAATAAGGGTTAGAATTTATCTAACCCTTATTTTTATAAAAGGATAACAAATGGCTATTATAATAACACTTTTATTTTGTATATGCTTAATATTATGTTTTTGTTTATTTAGAAAACATAAAGTAGATAAAGAAACTGAGTTAAAAAATCAAGAGATTGCTAGAGAGAATGAATATTTAAAACAATCTCAAACACAGTTAAAATATTCAGTAGACCAATTATCATATGAATATCAACGACTAAATAATCAAAAGATAGAAACTCTTAATGAACTTAATGGATTAAGAGATAATATACAAAGTACAATATCTCAAAATAAAGAGATAAGCAACAATGCTTTTCAAGAATATAGAAAAACATTAGAAATAGCTTATAACGATTATGAACGTCATTTTGATATTGAAATGTTATCTTTACATAATCAAATTCAAGAAACTACTCAAGAATTAAATAAATTAAAAGCTACTCGTGCGGCGGCGCATAAAGCTTTAATGAAAGAACAAGAAGTTAAAGATAATAAAGATAATTATAGATTAATTCCATCTGAAGCAGATTTAGCTGACTCCCGCAGATTAGAGATAGTAAAGCGTGAATTAAATAAGCCAAGAATTTTATGTATGTTGATATGGCAAACATATTGGCAACCTCTTGCCAAAAAACAATTTCCGCTTATACTAAAAGATAAAACTAAATGCGGAATATATAAAATAACAAATCAGATTACTGATGAATGTTATATAGGTCAGGCTGTTGATATTTACAAGAGATGGAATGAACATTGTAAGTGCGGGCTTGGCATTGATACACCACCAGGTAATAAATTATATAAAGCCATGCAAGAATATGGTTTAAATAATTTTACTTTTGAATTAATAGAAGAATGTGATAAAGCAGAATTAAACGAAAAAGAAAAATATTTTATAGAGTTATATCAAGCCAAAGAGTTTGGTTATAACAGTGTGGAGGGACATAGATGAGTGACAACAATAAGAAATTTATGGATAATAAAACCATTGATACTGTTACAACAGCAGACTTAATTGTAGAAATGCTAAACAATACCGGAGAATTAAAAGGTATTGATGATGTTAGTGCAACACAGGATGCTATTGACAGAGTTATGATATTAAATGATATTGATGAAGTAACTGCTGAAGCAGTATCTCACTTAATAAGATTTTGGAATAAAGCAGATAAGGATGTTGATCCTAAAGACCGTAAGCCTATTACTTTACTAATAGATTCACCTGGTGGATGGTTAGAAGGAGGACTTATGATTGCGGATTCCATTAGATTATCAAAGACTCCTGTTCACACTGTTAATATGGGTATAGCTTATAGTGCGGGATTGCTTGTTTTTATTACAGGTCACCGCAGATATTGCTATCCTTCTGCATCTTTCTTATTCCATGAAGGATCAACCGTTACGGGTATGATGGATGCAGGTAAATTTAGAAATTATGCTGAATTTTATGAGCAAGCAATACTTAGAATGAAAAAGTATTTTCTTGAATATACTGATATGACAGAAGAATTATATCAAGAAAAGAAAAAGGATGATTGGTGGTTTTTTGCAGAAGAAGCTATTGATTTAGGATTTTGTGATGAAGTGTTGGAGGAGTTTATATAATGAAATTTGAAAGAACTGATGTATGGGGTTTTAAACACGCTCTTCGTGGGATGAGAAATCCTATGAATAGTTGGAATAAAAGTGATAGCGGATATGCTATAAAAGATTATGAACTCCATGATGGCGAAGAGAAAATAGTTTATGACGAAGATAAATTTGGCATAGGTTCAAATGATATAGATCTTATGCAACGTCTTATTAAAGGTGGTCCAGAACATCGTAAGTTTATGCGCCAAATTATGGTATCTATTGATATTACAGCTCCTTTGTATTGGTGGAAAGAGTTTGATACTTATAAAGTTGGGACAACCGCCAATAGTACAAGCACAATGCATAAACTTGCATCAAAACCTATAACAATAGACGATTTTGAAATGGACGATTTTGAGCAAGTTAAAGTTTTCGACAAAGAGCCTTATAACCCTGATGATTATACAGATGAAATTTGGGATTACATAATTGATATATGTGAGACACTTCGTCAAAGGTTTGTAGAAACAAAAGATAAGAAATATTGGAAAGAGCTTATTCGGATACTTCCGGAAGGTTATCTTCAAACTCGTACAGTAACTATGAATTATGAAAATCTTTATTCTATTGTGCGGCAGCGCGCTGGACATAAACTCGTGGAGTGGAGAGCATTCATTGATTGGGTGCATACACTTCCTTATGCAAATGAATTAATTTTCTTAGATAAATAATTAATTTGCAATTTTTATAAAATTTTGTTATAATTATTATAGAAAATGAAAAAAGAGGTAATGATTATGACAGATGAAAGAAAAAAGATTTTTATTGAAACAGTAGAAGCTTTATTTAATGCAAATGAATTAAACGTACCAGATGATGCAAAATCTTTCTTTGAGGATTATAAGAAAGGTGCAAGCACCGCAAAAGCCTTCACAGAAAAGGGTATCGCTATTATAAAGGAAATGCGCGAAGTAAATGATTGGATTTCCGCAAAGTCCCTAGGAGAAAGAATGGACATCTCTGGTCGTTCAGTATCTGGAACTATGCGTAAGCTAGTAACAGACGGTTATATTGAAAAGCAGGCGGGTAATCCTGCATCATATAAAATCACAGACAAGGGTATGACTTGTGAATTTGACAATGAATAAAATTTTTGTTATAATATTATTATAAAAGTTTTAAGGAGAAAAAAGTAATGAGAAAAAATGAAAACACAATGAATATTGAAGGAAAGATTTATCAGTTTAATTTAGAAGAAAAGGTTACTGGTGAGAACTCTAAGAATCCAGGAACACCATTTATTTCTGGTACAATTGACGTAGCTACATCAGAAGCTTGTGATAATATTGTTCAGGTTCATTACACATATGTTGCTCCAACATATTCAAGTGGTAAGACAAATAATAATTACACAGCACTGAAGAAGATTATAGATGGTTGTAAGACAGTTGTTACTGATGGTTATGCTGATGCGATGATGATTAGACTTAATCCATCTTATCAGACAAATGATTTCTATCCACAGGGACAGGAAAATGTAGTAAGTCAGCCAAGAAATGAGGGTGGATTTATTACTTTTGTAACACCAGATAAGGCACGTCCTGAAGGTGATTCTGGAAGAAATAAGTTTTCATTTGATATTGTTATTTCAAATGTTGTAGAGAAGGTTCCTGATGAGGGAGATGAATATGTTGCAATCGAGGGTATTGTATTTAATTACAATAACTCAGCAATTTATCCTATTACTCTAACAGCAAGAAATAAGGATGCTATGAAGTATTTTGTTGATCTTGGTGCATCAAAGAACAATCCTGTTTATACAAAGGTATGGGGTAAGATTGTTAATGTATTTACAACAACAGAAAAGACTGTTGAGTCTGCTTTTGGAGGAGCAACAGTTGAAACTGTAACTCATAGAACAAGAGAATATGTTATCACTGGTGCAAACCCAGTTCCTTATGAGTTTGATACAGAGGAAACTATTACAGCTGATGAACTGAAGAAGGCTCTTCAGGATAGAGAGATTTATCTTGCAGAACAGAAGAAGAATGCTGAAGAGTGGAGAGCTAAGCAGGGACAGGGCGGAAATGGTGCTTCACCAGCCGCACAGGCAGCTAACACTGTATCAAAGGGTAACTTCAACTGGTAATAACCAGTTGAAGAACTCTATATAAGGAGGAAAATGAATGGATATAGATTTATTAGGTCTTGAACCACATAAGGTTTCTCGTGATTTAAGAGGATATTCAGTATTTTTCTATGGAGAACCAAAAAGTGGTAAGACTACTATCGCAAGTAAGTTTCCAAATGCGCTTTTACTTGCGTTTGAAAAAGGTTATAATGCCCTCGCTGGAGTTATGGCTCAGCCAATGAATAGTTGGGCTGATATGATAAAAGTATTAAAGCAGTTAAAAGATGAAAAAGTTAAAGCAAGATTTGAAACTATTATTATAGATACTGCTGATATTGCTTATTCTTGTTGCGAAAAGTATATTTGTTCTAATGAAGGAGTTAGTTCAGTAGGAGATATTCCTTATGGTAAAGGATATGCTTTGGTAGGTAATGAATTTGATGAAAAGCTAAGAAACATTGTTCAGCTTGGTTATGGTATTATTCTTATCTCTCATGGAACAGATAAGACTTTTAAAGATGAGAATGGTAATGAATATAATAAGATAGTACCTACACTTGACAAAAGAGCTAATAATATTGTTGCGCGAATGGCTGATATTATTGGATATTCAAGAGCAGTAACAGATAATGAGGGAAATGATAAAACCTTATTATTTATGAGAGGTACGCAGAGATTTGAGGCGGGCTCCCGTTTTAAATATACACCAGATTATATAGAATTTAGTTATGATAATCTTGTAAATGCTATTGCAGATGCTATTGATAAGCAGGCTGCTGAAGATGGTAAAGAATTATTTACTGATGAAAGAGATAATAACTATGTTGATACAAGTGCTGAATTAGATTTTGATGAACTTATGAAAGATTTTAATAAGTATATTGATGAATTTAGCAAGGACGAAGAGAAGATGGGTACATATTATGCACCTAGAATAACTCAGATTATAGATAAGTATTTAGGAAAAGGCAAGAAAGTAAACGAAATGAATAGAGATCAGGTTGAACAGCTTGCTTTGATTGTTGAAGATATAAAAACATTATAAAAAATAATGTTTGTCCTATACACCCCCACATTTTATTCAAAGGAGTATTTAAGTTCATTAAATACTCCTCTTTATTTTTTATAAAAAATTTGCTATAATTATTATAGAAATAAATAAAAAAGGTGGTGGGATTTATGGATAATAAAAAGAAAATCATTATAAAATTAGTAAAAGATATACAGATGATTTTAGTTCATGACGAGAGAATTCCAATGTCTGCGGCAAAGGAAATTAATAAAAACCTTGTTGCAATATTAAATGCGTTAAAATAGAGGAGCTTATAATGGCAGCAGTACATATGGTAAAGTGTTTGTTTTGTGGTAAGACGTTTGACGCACAAGAAGATGGGAAAGATATTATATGGTATAAACCTAGAACAAATAGATATGCCCATGTAGAGTGCGGCAAGCAGAATGAAGCAAATAAAACACAAGATGAAAAAGATTATGATACTTTATATAGATATGTTAAAGAGCAACAAAAAGAAAATTTTGATTATATTAAATTTAAAAAGATAGTTGAAGCTTGGAAAAAAGAGTATGGTTTTACTTATAATGGTATGTATTATACTCTTATATATTTTTATGAAGTTAAAAAGAATTCTAAGCAAAAGCTAATAGATGGTTCAATAGGAATTATACCATTTGCATATAAAGATGCTCAACATTATTATTATAATATTTATATAGCATCTCAACGTGCGGGAACGGGGACTTATGACGCCTCAAAGAGCCGAGTCGTGGAGATTGGACCCCCCGTCGCGCGCACCCCAATGCCAAAATTATTCAACTTAGATATGGAGGATGATGATGAAGAGTAGCTACATTGACATAAAATCAATTATACAAGTAATAGGTAGTATTTATCAAAATCCAGACTTGCTTGATGAAGAACAGTATAAATTTAATGAAGAAGATTTTCCGCAAGAGTTTCATAGAATAATGTTTGGTTCTATATATAATCTTCATGCTCTTGGCGCAAAAGTAATAACTGTTAATGCAATAGAAGATTATCTTGAGCAACGTGAAAAAAAGTATGCAGTATATAAGAGTTATAATGGAGCAGAATGGCTAGAACAATGTAAAGAAACTATTAATGTTGCTACTTTTGATTATTATTATAAAAGGTTAAAGAAATTTACATTACTTCGTATGTATGATAATGCAGGGGTAAATGTAAAATTTATATATGACCCAGATAACATATTAGATATTAAGAAAAAGCAAGCACAGGAAGATTGGTTAGATAATCATGGAATCAATGAAATAGCAAATATCATAAATGATAAAATAGAAGATATTAAATCAAAATTTGCTGAAAATAGTATAGATGATATAAGAGATGCTTCAGATAGACAAAAAGAATTATTTGAAGAATTACAAAAAGCTCCAAATGTTGGTTATCCAATGTGCGGTAAGTATATAAATAAAATCTTCAGAGGAGCAAGATTTGGATGTGTATTTCTTCGTTCTGCGCCAACAAATTTTGGTAAATCTCGATTAATGATTGCGGATGCTTGTAATTTTGCTTGTAATGAATTATATGATACAGATAAGAAAGAATGGATAGTAAATGGAACAGCAGAACCTACTATTTATATAACAACAGAGCAGTCAATAGATGAAATTCAAACAATGATGTGGGCTTTTGTTGCGGGAGTGCCTGAAGATCATATCCTTGAGAACAAATATGAAGAAGGAGAAGTAGAACGTATTAAACATGCTATGAATATTATAGCAAACTCTCCTTTGTATATTAAAGAACTTCCAGACTTTAGCTTACAAGATGTTGAAAACACAATTAAACTTGGCATAAGAAAATATAATGCCCGCTATGTTTGTTTTGATTATATCCATTCTAGTATTAAAGTATTAAGTGAGATTAGTGGTAAGTCAAGCGTTAAAGGTCTAAGAGAAGATAATATTTTATTTATGATGGCGGTTAGACTAAAAGATATAGCTAGAAAATATGAGGTATTTATTTTAACATCTACTCAGTTAAATGGAGACTATGTTGAGTCTAAGACTTTTGACCAGAACTTACTTCGAGGTGCAAAAGCAATAGCAGATAAAGTTGATGCTGGTATGATAATGCTTCCGGTAACAGACCAAGATAGAGAAAGTATTAAAATGTTCTGTGATAAAAACGGATTTGAAATGCCAACATTAAAAATATCAATATATAAGAATAGACGTGGAAGATATAATCATATTTTCTTATGGTGTAAACCAGATTTAGGTATTTGTAAAATAAATGTACAATTTGTTACAACATATTTATACGAGCCTATTGAAATGGAAGATTTGATAATTAATGTAAAATCACATGAAAATTGGAAAAGTGCATTTTAAGGAGAAGAATAATGATAATTGGAACAAGAGCTCAGTATGAAGAGATTCCAAACGGAAGTAAATTATATGTAGTGCTATCTGGAGATAGTTGGGAAGAAGATGTTGGAAAAAGTATTAAATGTATAAAACTAAATGACAAATTATTTGAATTAAGAGATCATTATAATTTCAGTGAACATACTAAAAAAGATGAATTTGATGACTTTGGTTTTATAGTTATACAAAATCCAGGTGATGTTTTAAATGATTAAATTTGATAAAGATGAAATTAAAAATTCTTTAACTTTAGAGCAAGTAGAACAGTTTTTAGCTGAACACGGCGGGGAGCCTGTTAAAAGAATCGGTACCCTTGTCTCCCGCACTATTTGCCACAATCCCGCAGATGGAAGTGGTTCATATAAACTTTATTATTATGAAAATACTCACCTATTTAAATGTTATACAGGATGTGCGGAAACAGGCGGTTTTGATATATTTGACCTTGTTCGAAAAATAATGAAGATACAGTCTAATATAGATATGACGTTATATGATGCTCAAATTTATATTATAAATTTCTTCTCTCTTGATGTAGTTTACGATTTTCAGAAAAAAACGGATAAGAATTCAGATTTTCAAATTTTTAATAAATGGCGAAGAGCTAAGCATGTAGACGAACAGCAAAAGAGAATCGAATTTCAAAAAATTAGCCCTGATGTAATTAAGTGGCTGCCGCAAGGACATATAGGACCGTGGGAACGAGAAGGTATTAATAAGGTCGTTATGGATGCACACTGGATTAGGTTTGATCCATATAATTATGGAGTAGTAATACCACATTTTGATAAAGATGGAAATATGATAGGAATAAGAGAAAGAACTCTTATTAAAGATAATGAAGATAAAGGTAAGTACCGCCCAGCAATTATCAATGGTAAAATGTACAATCATCCATTAGGTTTTAATTTATATAATTTAAACTTTTCAAAAGATATGATTAAATATAACAAGAAGGCTATAGTTGGTGAAGGCGAAAAATTTTGTTTAATGTTTGACTCTATGTTTGATGTTGATATATCTGTTGCGTGTTGTGGAAGTAATTTAACTTCACATCAATTTAAACTATTAACAGATTTAGGAGTTGAAGAAATTGTAATTGCTTTTGATAAACAGTTTAAAGAACCCGGTGATGAAGAATGGAAAAAATGGACTAAAAAATTAACAGAAATTCATAGAAAATATAGTGGATTTGTTAAAATTAGTTTTATGTTTGATAGAGATGGCAACTTATTAGGATATAAGGATTCTCCTATCGATAAAGGAAGAGAAGTTTTTGGGTACCTATACGAAAATAGGATAACATTAGATTGACTTTGTATAAAATTTTTATTATAATAAATATATATTAAAGAAAAAAGAGAGGTTTTAAAAAATGTCAGAAAACATATATAGTAGTATTAATTTTAGTGATTTATTTAGAGAAGAGCCTTTTTCAAATGGTTTTATTCGTGTTGATACTCCTAGCGTTGAACCAGTAAAGTTTACAACAGAGAAAGAAGTAGAAAGCAAAATAAAAGAAGCTATTAATAAATATGATAGTAATAGGTTGTTTTCAGATGATATACTGTTAGAGTTCTTTTCAGATAAAATAGAAGAACAGCTTAATATCTTTGAAGAAGAACTCAAAAGAGCAGAAAAGAGAGAAAAGAAAGCAAACATAGACAGATTTATTGATACAATTAAAGCAACTTATTTTGTTCCTCACCAGGGACTAACAAAGGTTATATGGAAGGATGGTACTAAAACAGAAGTTAGATGCCAAGATGGAGATGAATATAATCCAGAAGCAGGGTTAGCTCTTTGTATCATAAAATATTTATTTGGTAATACTAATTATTATAATGAAATTTTTAAGTCTGTTTTTGAAAAAAAGTCTAATTCTATAGAGAAAGATACTTCTGTAAAAAAGAAAAAGAAGGCTGTTCCAAAGAAGAAAAGATTTCCTTCTCATGACGAGTGTCCTTTTTAATGATAATTAAACAAAGAAATCCTATTACATATGATAATACTTTAACACAAGTTTTGGTAAATCGCGGCGTGTCAGCTAATGATGTTAAAAGATATAGTTTGGCTTCATTAGAGACAGAAGTCAACTCTCCATATGCCTTCGGTGGAGAGTTGATGGAAGCCGCTATAAAGATGTTAATAGGTCATATAAATGATAATCATCAAGTATTAGTAGTTGTTGATTGTGATGTAGATGGTAATACATCTGCAGCACTTTTAATAAATTATTTATATAAACTGTTTCCTTCTTGGGTTGAGAATAAAGTAGATTATTGTTTTCACGAAGGAAAACAGCATGGATTGAATGATATGGTAGAATCTTTAGATGAAACAAATTACAGTCTTGTTATTTGTCCAGATTCTGCAAGTAATGATACTGATGAATGTAAATTTTTAAAAGAAGATTGTACTGATGTACTTATTCTTGACCACCACGATTTTGATAGGGAAAATCCTTATGCTTTAATTATCAATAATCAAGAAGGATATAGTAATTATCCTAACAAAGCATTAAGTGGAGTTGGTGTTGTTTGGCAATTTTGTAGAGCAATAGATGATATGCTTGGTAAAGATTATGCAAATGATTTTCTTGATTTAGTTGCGGTGGGGCTGATTGGAGATATGATGGACCTTCGGTCAATGGAGACTAGAGCATTGGTAACCGCAGGTTTAAACAATATCCGCAATCCTTATATTTACTATATGGCAAAGAAAAATGCTTTTAAATTAGGTAGTAAAATAACTCCAATAGGGGCTGCATTTTACATAGTTCCTTTACTTAATGCAATTCAAAGAAGTGGAACTCAAGAAGAAAAGATGCTTGTATTTGAAAGTATGCTTGAGTATAAAGCTTTTAATCAAATATTATCAACTAAACGTGGTCATAAGCTTGGAGAGATGGAACAATTAGTTGAACAAGCAATTCGTACTTCTACTAATGTAAAAAATAGACAAACAAGAGTACAAGATGCTTCACTTGAAAAGCTAGAAAAGAAAATAAAAGATGAACATTTATTAGACCATAAAGTGTTACTATTGTTATTAGATGATGATAATATACCTGCGGAAGTCAGGGGTCTGATCGCCAACAAGTTCATGGCTAAGTATCAAAGACCATGTTGTCTTCTTACAAAAGGAAAAGAATATAGAGGTCAGACTATGGATGACTATATATATGAAACTGTTTATGCAGGAAGCGCACGTGGCTGTAGTTTGGCGGGTGTTGATGATTTTAAGCAATTATGTTTAGATACTAAAGATATAGATTACGCTATTGGACACCCTCAGGCTTTCGGATTAAGTATTAATCAAGATAAAATTAAAGATTTTATATCAAAAACTGATTTAGCTTTAAAAGATATGTCAGATCAAGCTATATATTATGTAGATTATATATTTGAAGGGCAAAATTGCAACCCGCAAATTATACTAGATATAGCAAATATGTCTGATTATTGGGGTAGTGAAATAGATGAAGCATTAGTTGCGGTTACCGGATTAAAAGTAACAAAAGAAATGGTTGATGTATATAGAAAATCAACTAACACGATAAAAATTAGTTTATCTAATGGAATTAGTATTATGAAATTTAATGCGGATGAAGAATTATGCTCTAAGTTAACTGATGGTAATACAGGTTTTATAGAGCTTGATATTGTCGGTAAGTGCAATCAAAACGAGTGGAATGGAATGGTTACTCCACAGATTTTTATTGAAGATTATAATATTATAGACAGTAATAAATATTACTTTTAATAAAAAATGGGTAGACTCTCCTATCTATTAGGTAGTGATAATTTTAGGGCGAAGAGTCATGTATAATGGAGTTGGGAAATTATACTTTAACTTGCTGGGGCGAAAATGAACGCAATCCAAAATCAAAATTGGGTTTCAACTTTTTCGCCCCAATTTTGCATTTTTAATAAAATTTTGTTATAATTATAATATAGAAAAAAGATAAAAAGGAAAAAATTATGCACGAAATTAGAACAATAAAACAAGGTGTAATAGATTGTAATTTAGTTAAAGCAAGTAAAACTAATGGATTTCAAGATTTTGTTAATAGAAATTCAAAAGCTCCAGGTGAAGTTAGAGTTTTTATGGTTGACGAATTAGGAATTACAGCAGAATTGATTTTACATAATATTCAAATGCTATGTTCAGCTAATCAAATTCCTGATGTAACTATATTTTGTGCTGGACCTGTTGCAATGTATTATCCAGAAGGAACTGAGGAGTATAATGGAATTAAACAATAAACAAAAAGAGGGGTTAAAAATTGCAGTTGACCGTCATCATCGAGGAGAGAAGTATACTGTAATATCGGGGTTCGCGGGTACTGGTAAGTCAACCCTTGTGTCATATATTATAGATGCATTGGACGTAGAAGAAAATAAGGTAGCTTATGTAAGTTTTACAGGCAAAGCAGCAGAAGTATTACGCAAGAAAGGAAATAAAAATGCTACGACTTTACATAAACTGCTTTATGATAGTTTTCCACGTCCTGCTGGTGGTTTTTATCGTAAACCAAAACCACAGTTAGAGCAAACGGTGGTGGTTGTAGATGAGATAAGTATGGTTCCTAAG